ATATTGATTCTTATCTCGGTCTGGAATACGACATCATCTGCATCGAAGAGGCGACTACTTTAACCGAATCGAAATACAAAACGTTGCGCGATTCTAATAGAAGCGCAAAAGGCTTTCGCCCGCGCATATACTGTTCGACCAATCCGGGCAACATCGGTCACGGTTGGTTTAAGAAACGATTCATCGAACCGGCTCGTTCTAGGAATGAACGAGCGACGCGGTTTATTTTTGCGACCGTTGACGATAATCAGTTTATTGATAAAGACTATACGAAAAAACTCGAAGACAATACGGGCTGGAAGCTGCGCGCATATCGTTTCGGTGACTGGGACATTGCCGCCGGTCAATTCTTCTCGAACTGGAACTATGAAGCGATTGTCAAAACCGTCGCCGTCCCGCGTTATCAAACTTTTTGGTGCGCGATGGATTACGGATTCACGCATCCGACGGTCGTTTATCTTTTCACGGAATTCGACGGGAAAATTATCGTTGTTGACGAGTTCAGAGCGAGAAAACAATTACCCGATCAGAACGCTCGTGAAATTATCGAAATGCTGAGGCGAAACGGAGTCGAGATTTGGCAGCTTGAAACGTTCGTTGCCGGAAAAGACGTTTTTGCCCAAAAAGGCGACGCGGAAGGCAAAACCATCGCCCAACAATATGAAGAAAACGGTATTATTCTCAGTCCGGCGAATGACGACCGCATTAATGGTTGGGCGGAGCTTTTAAAACGCTTCGGCGATCCGCTGCGCGAAACGAATCCGATTCAACCGACAATCTCAATTTCGACCAAGTGCGTAAATTTAATAAATTGCATTCCGAATCTACAGCATAATCCAAATCGCCCGGAAGATGTTTTGAAGATGAACGCGAATGACGAAGGCGAAGACGGCGACGACGAAGGGGACACATTACGCTATGGCGTCATGGCTTATAAACAAATTATCGGCGGCGGTAGTTATGAAACGGGCGTTCCTTATCAAACTTAACAAATTAAACGAGAGATATTTTACTGTTTTAATTGATGAGGATTTCGTTACGGGCAGGACTTGAGTAGCCGAATCAATAATATCAGTTCGGGCGAGGGGAAACGGGCAGGTTTTATCGGGGAGTGATTAGCAATAACAGAGTCGCTGTTTCACCTTCCGCGTCCAATAACTTGTTGCGCGCGTCACTGTTACATCACTACCCTTTAACCTGTCATCAATCCCCGATTCGCAATGAATCATAGACACACTAACTTTAAGTATAAGTGTGTCTTTTTATTTCAGATTTGGTAAATCTCGACAGATCAGACTATACTTTTAAGGCGAAAACTTAATATTACTGCTTCTGTTTTTGTGCATTTATTGTCTCTAAATAAATGCGGCTAGGTTTTCAGCAAATTTCTTCTAAATATTTAAAATGGCAAAATTTATTGATCTATTCGCCGGATTAGGTGGTTTTCACAAAGCATTAAATCAACTTGGGCACGATTGTGTGTTTGTAAGTGAAATCAATCCTGTATTACGAGATTTATATAAGCAGAATTGGGGAATAGAGCCAAAAGGAGACATTAGAAAAATTGTTGAGAAAGAAATTGAAAGTATTCCTGCTCATGATATTTTGTGTGCGGGCTTTCCGTGTCAACCATTTTCAAAGGCAGGAAAACAATTAGGCAGAGATGATGAAGATAGAGGTACTTTATTTGATGAGATTGTAAAAATTCTTGATTACCGAAGACCTTCATATTTTATTCTCGAAAATGTTCCGTTTATTGCGAAGCATGACAACGAAGAAACTTTGAAATATATAAAGGCGGAGTTGGAAAAATTAGATTACACCGTTGACTATCGAAACTATTCACCGCATGATTTTGGAATTCCGCAACACCGGAAAAGAATTTTTATTGTTGGCTCACTTAAAGGACTTGATCATTTTGATTTTGATGAAATTGATAAACAACGAGTGAATTTGATTGATATTAATCAATTCATCGAGAAGAATCCAACAAATTTCAAGCTACTTTCAAAAGAAAAGCAGGACTGTATAAAGCTGTGGCAAGAATTTATTGATTGTATTCCTAAAGAAACAAAGATTCCAGGCTTTCCAATTTGGGCAATGGAATTCGGAGCAACTTATCCGTTTGAAGAAACTTTTCCTTACCATCTCACAGCAAAGGAACTTTCAAAGTACAAGGGAAATTTTGGCTGTAGCTTAGAAGGGTTGGCGAAAAAAGAGCAGCTTAACAAGTTGCCAAGCTATGCAAGAGTCGAAAAAGAATTTCCCGATTGGAAGAAAAAATGGATTAAACAATGCAGAGAGTTTTACATTGAACATGAAAAACATCTTTGGCAGGTTGTTAAGAAAATCGCTGAAAAGCCTTTCCAAAATTGGCAAAAATTAGAATGGAATGTTGGTGATTCCGAGCGTAAAATTTCAAGCTATATTTTACAGTTTAGGGCTTCAGGAATAAGAGTAAAAAAGGTTGATTTTTTCCCTTCACTAGTTTGTACTACGACCCAAATTCCAATTATCGGTTGGCAACAGCGATACATTACAAAAGAAGAGGGATTAAAACTCCAGGCTCTCGAAGGAATTAAGCTGCCTGAGAATGAAACCGCCGCTTTTAATGCATTAGGCAATGCGGTTAATTCACGAATCGTAAAGATTATAGCGGAAAGATTGTTAGACTCAGCGGAAGTTAAGAAAATAAAGATTTTTCGGCAAGCAAGACTTCCCTTATCTCAAGTAGCTTGAGACTAGGCAACCTGTAATGACAAATATAGACAAAGAAGTTATTAATTATTAAGAGAATCAATTAAAAAAATGGCATTAGACAATCAGATAAGGTACGCGACAATTGATGAGCTTTATCTTGATCCGCTGAACCCCCGATTAGGACGAAGCAATAAAGGTCCTGATGTCAGTCAGGAAAAAGTTCTTGAGCTAATGCGTGACTGGACATTAGATGAGTTAGCCATTTCGTTTTTAGAAAGCGGCTTTTGGGTTCAGGAAGCCCTTATAGTTGTTAACGAGCCTCTTTATGGAAGAGAGTCACTTACAGTAATTGAGGGGAATCGCCGGTTAGCGGCATTGAAGTATTTGAAGCTTGCTATAGAAGGTCAGCCCATTTCAAGAAAATGGGCTGACCTTGCTGCCATCAAAGCCCCACCAGAAAATCTTTTTGAGCAAATTCCATATATCAAGGCGGATTCTCGAAGCGATGTAGAGGCGTTTTTGGGATTTCGGCATGTTACGGGTATAAAAGAATGGAATCCTGCTGAAAAAGCTGAATACATTACAAAGCTAATTGAAGAAAGGGGTATGACTTATGAAGAAGTCATGCGTAAAATTGGCAGCAAGACAGCTACGGTGAGGGAGAACTATATCTCGTATCGCGTCTTGATACAAATGGAGGAAGAAGAGGATATTTCTCTCAGTAGGGTAGAAGAAAAATTCAGCGTCTTATATTTGTCCCTCAAAACCGAAGGAGCACAGCGTTATTTACAGATTGATATGAGAACTTCTCCTGAAGCGGCACAACGTCCTGTTCCTGAAGATAAGCTTGATGAGCTAGCAAAATTTGCCCTCTGGCTTTTTGGCGATGATCAGCGTCCTCCTTTGGTTCCTGAATCTCGTTATGTTCATGAGTTTGGTGTAATTCTTAATAGTCCAGAAGCATTGGAATATCTTGAGCGATCTGAAAGACCTATTTTTGAAACCGCGTATCGAATTGCAGGAGGTGATGAGCCAGAACTTATTAAGCTAATTGATTCTGCTTCAGACAATATTGAAGAAGCATTATCAACAGCACACCATTACAAACAGTCTAAAGAATTGCAAGACTCAGTTGAGAGATTGGGTATAGATACATTTCAATTATTACGAATATTCCCTTCTATACGTGAAGAATTAATGGAGGATGAATGCTGAATGCTACAACTTCCCATCGTAGGCATGAGACGGTCTATTGGAAAACATAATATTAATTCTGATATTTTATGTGACTGGATAGAAGGCAACATCTTGATTGACGTAGAGGAGATGTCAACAACAGATGTCATTGATGTTCTAAAAGAAAATGCAATTTATACCGATCAAGATTTTGCTATGGAAATGGTTGATATTGTATGGTCTGAATTAAAGCGACGCTTTATGCTACTAGGTGATGCTGCTTCCTTACCAATTAAAATGTCTGCTAAGAGGTTATCACGTATTAAGTCGTGGAATGAAGTACCTGGATATAGCTTTTGTATTATACTTTCTTATTTACAGTGGTATCCAAGATGGGCAAGCACATTTGGCTCTGATTATACAGAACAAGGAGAGATTTTTGAGGAATTAACGAAAGAAGCAATGAAAGCCTTCCTACCGGGTTGGATAATACATCCAACAGGTTGGACAAAAAATAATCCAGTAACAATAAATGACGTGCTTGATGATATTGCAAATCGTTTGGATGAGACACAAGGAAGTGTCAGCCGATGGGTGGATGCAACAGCAAATGAATTAGGTCTCGATTTAATTTGCTATCGTCCTTTTGCAGATAAGCGTGTAGGCAAGCCGGTGTTTCTCATGCAATGTGCAAGCGGCGGTAACTGGGAGACTAAGCTAAAAACTCCTGACTTAGATTTATGGACAAAAATTATTGATTGGGCATCTGATCCTAAAAGAGCATTTTCAATGCCTTTTGCATTATCTGAGAGTGATTTTCCTAAAAAATGCCGCAAAGTAAACGGCTTATTGCTAGACAGATATAGGCTGCTTTCTGTTGGACATGATAACCCTAATTGGATGTCTGACTCTCTTAAAGAAAGAGTTATTACTTGGCTGGAGCCTCGAATTAGAACTTTACCTAAAATTGATGAATAGCCTGACTGGTCACTATGATTGTCCTTAAAACTGTTAAATTTGAGAATTATTACCCGCTATTTCATCTTTAACAATTTTCTCAATATTACCTGCTATTGACTTTGAGTTTTTCTTTATATCGCCTTCCCAAACTCTGATCACATACCAGCCTAATTCTTCTAGAAGATTTGTATTACGCTTATCACGCTCAATATTTGCCGTAATCTTTGCTATCCAATATTCAGGATTTGTACCGCTTGCCAGCTTAGTTTTTCTTGAGTCCCAATTACGCCCATGCCAAAAATCTCCATCACAAAATATTGCAATTTTAGCTTTATTAAATACAATATCAGGCTTTCCTGGTAATGTTCTTACGTTTTTCCTAAAGCGCAACCCCCTACGCCATAGCTCGCTTCTAAGCAGCAGCTCAGGCTTAGTATCGCTTCGAGAATTATTACTTTTAATTCGTGAAGCCAATTCCGATGCTGGCTTTAAGCCTTTATATGAAGGAGTTTTTTTAATCATTTTTACAACCAAATTTAAATTCAGAGTTAGTAGTGCCTTACTAAAATGCAAAAGACCTCAACACCATTTCTCTTAATTCTTCAAGCGAAAGAGTCTTGTATTTAAAGCGATGAACCATTGCATGACAGTTCGTGCAACATCCAACTCGCCGTTTCACTTCGCACAAGTTTATTTTTACGCGAAACGTCTTAGTTTTCAAATAAACAATCTTGTCGTTCAGTTTCTTTTCAAGAAACACCTAACGCCCGAATTGACCGAGCGCGCATTCAATGTATCAAGCATTCAAGCTATCGGGTGAAAGCCGCGCTATTCGCGCTCCGGTCGAATGAGTTGTTAGACGCCTGTGAGTAGCGTTAATAATCTTTCCTATCGCATTTTAGATTTAGGTGGGCTCTGTATGGAATTGGATAACATTTTACTGGCAGCTTTATGTACATCAGATCGTATGATACGCCAATGCTGATATGAAATGAGCAAATTTAGCGGTAGGAATAGAAAATAAGGAATATTCGATACTTGCTCGGTTAATAATAAACTGGGCGGAAATAAACTGGGCGGAACCAGTAGACCGATAAAGAATAGGATTGATGAAATTAGGGAGTTCCAAGCTAAGAGAACGGTTATATAGCCGAGCAGAGAAAGCCTTTTCCGCACAAATCCCTGCAATCTTTCATTAGGAAAGAGAGATATTGCTTCCACGAAGATTATAATCAAGGGTTGGGCAAGAAATGGAATAATAAAACCCAGCAGCGGACCTGGCACAAGAATGATCAGTAATACCATTAATGCGCTTCTAAAAGTGAACGGGCGTGGAAGATCGTAAGGTCTTTTAACAGCAATCTGTACTTCTTCCTCTATTATTTCTCGACTCGCTTCAAGCACTTTGGGTAGTTCTCCCAGACTATTATATTGCTCGCGCAGTCTTGTGATTTCTTCATAAGCTTCCTTTAGCACGCCAAGGTTGTATTCTATTGCCTGTGACACTAATGCGCGTTGGGCTTCCTCCTGCACCATTTTAATTCGTTCGTTGAGTTCATTTACTTGCTGCTTTTTTAAGTTAATATCTTTCTCGACCTCGACTAGCTTGTCTTCCGTATCCAGGCTCTTTTGAGCAATGTTCAGAATATATTCGTATGTATCTACTAACTTAATGAGTTTCTGGCTTTCAGAGTTCTGTTCCCGCAATCGTCGTCTGTCACGAAAATATGTGCCTATTTGAATAATGTTTGCAACAGCGCTAACGATAAAGACAACTAGTACGGCATTCGGATTCCTTTGTAGAAAATCAACCAGATTTTCGAGGCTTGGTGTTAAAGTATTTATATCCATAGTGAAATTCTATTCTGGTTTTCAAGTCGTTTGCTAGGATATATCATTCGTCTTTTGTCATATTTCAAAGCAAGTAGCATGTGCGACGTTTAACTAATGATTATGCGGATTGAATTGTGATAACACTCAAATTCAGCATGTTATGCCGATTGGTTCTTGATAACACGCTTATTCGAGCGGAAAGTCGAATTATTCTTCAATAGTGATTCGCTTTTATTAGTAATGACAAAACACATCGAAATATTACACATTTTTTGAAAATAATTTTGCAAAACAAAAAAAAATAAGATAGATTGTTTTTTGATGTGCGAGACGGACGCACTCAAACGCGCTCGTAATCGTAGTTTGCCGTCGCAAAAAATTTGAGTTGTTCTGTTTTTTCAGGACACCCGCAAGAGTTAAACGCCTTGTAATTTCACTTAAGATAGTGATTTTACAAGGCGTTTTCGGTTTTTACTTTATTAATGTTGCAACCTGCGACCAAATCAAAAGACTTAAACAAAACCGAGCTGCAAGGCGAATATGTCAGCGGCGGCGGTTCTTACCAGTCCTTAACGCTCTCGCTTGAATCAACTGACCGAACGCGCCCGAATTTGACTGCTCAAACGCGCGTCGCAATGCGTTACGATTCGGAAGTCGAATCTTCGGTCGAATTTTTGCTTGATGCCGTTTTTGCCGACGGAATCGCGCCCGTTCCGGTAATAACCGATGACGAAGACGCGGATTTCCCGCAAGCGAAAGAAATCGCGGATTTTGTCAGAACGGCGACGAGCGGCGATTGTCCGCGAACTTTGGCGGCGGTCGTCCGCGAGGTTGCGCGAGATGCTTTTTATTCGGGAGTAAAGTGCGGTGAAATCGTTCTCAAACTTGACGATGAAAACAATCTCGCTCTTGACCGCATCAACCCGAAGCCGAACTCAGCCGTTTCGTTCGTCTGCGACCGTCACAACAACGTTTTAGGACTGACGGGCTGGAATAGAAATTACTCGCTGACCGAAATCGGCGAAAAACGCGACGAGATTATCCCGCGCGAAAAGTTTTTAATCATACAGTTCGAGCTTGAAGACAACGACCCGCGCGGCGTGTGCCGGGTGCGGGCGGGTTACGACGATTGGTGCGATAAAAAACTGACTCGCGAGCAGTATAAGGAATGGCGCCGCACGTCGTCGATTCCGAAGAAATACGGCATCACGTCGGAAAAGGCGCGCCCGCGACAGATTTTTGATAAAGAGGGAAAGCCGGTGATGAAAGGCGGGGTCGCGGAAACGGTTTCGGCGGAAAAAGATTTGATGACCGCGCTCGAAGGCTTCGCCAACAATTCGACCGTCACCGCACCGCACGGAACTGAAATCGGGCAGCTCGAAGTCAAAGGCAACGGCGAGCAGTTCGTCAAGGCGCTCAAATACAACAATTCGGGCATTCGCAAAGCTATCTTAGGCGATTCGGTTTCAACCGGCGAAGACGATAAAGGCGTCAAGGCGGCGAAAGAAGTTTCGATTGACGTTGTTAATCTGCGCGTCAAATCAATCAAAAACATTATTGCCGACGCCGTTCGCCGCGACGTTTACCGACTTTTGACGATTGTTAATTTCGGAGCGGATAAAGCGCATTTTACGCCCGTTTGTTCTTTGGGCGATACCGAGCGGCGCGACTGGGAAGCGACCGCCGGAGCATTGCAGAAAATCGGTTACCGGATGGCTGACGAACACCAGCGCGAAGGCGACACGATTCTTGGCTTTACGCCGCGCTCCAAAGACAAAAAGATTGACGACCCGCAGCCGCAAAACAATCCGCCGGAGGAAGACAAAGAATGAAACGGGTAATTACCTATATCGAAACTTCATTTTGGGCTTGTCGCGCACAGGAATTCGACTCGTTGTGCCGGATTGCTTACCGGGAATCGGACGGTCTTGATGCCATTTTAGAAGCTGCCGAGTTCGATGAAAACGACAATTCAAATATAAAATTCGACGCGATGCTGGCGAAAAAAGGCGAGCGGCTGAACGGCACACGCTACGTCGAGATACGCGAAAACGGAGTCGCCGTTATTGACGTGAACGGCGTCATCGCCAAGCGAATGGGGTTTTTTGCGGAAATCTGTTACGGCGGAACTTCGACCGAAACCTTGCTCAAAGATTTCCAGACGGCTTTGAGCAGTCCGAATGTCAGTTCAATCATTTTTCATATTGATTCGCCGGGGGGCGAAGCCTTCGGAATTAACGAGCTGGCTCAAGCAATTTACGATGCGCGCGGCACGAAACCGATTAAGGCTTACGTTTCAGGTTTGGGATGTTCGGGCGCGTATTGGATAGCTTCGGCTTGCGATGAAATTATCGCAGACCGTTCCGCTTTTTTAGGCTCAATCGGCGTCGTTACCAGTTGGACGGACGATACCGGATTTTACAAGATGATGGGCATTCGGCGCGAAGTTGTTACTTCCACGAACGCGCCGTTCAAACGCCTCAATATTGACATTGACGAGCATCGCGCCGAACTGATGCGCGAACTTGATTCGCTCGAAAATGTTTTTCATAAAGCGGTCGCGCGAAACCGAAAGGTGACAATCGAACAAGTCAAAAAAGACTTCAATCAAGGCGGCGTTTTAAACGGCATTGATGCCGTTAAAGTGAAAATGGCTGACCGCACGAGCAGTCTCGAGGAAGTGGTTCAAAAACTTGCCCGAAAGGGTAAATCAAATGCGCTCACAGGCGCGGAAAATACAGGAGAAATAAATATGAGTTTCAAAGATGATTTTAAAACATTTGCCGTTAAACACGGCTTAATGAGCGCCGATGGAAACGAACCGCAACCGGCAGCGTCCGGCGCGAACGAGCCGCCGCAAACCGCAGCCGAATATGGGGCAGCAGCTATACGTGCAAATAACGCCGAGCGGGAACTGGCTGATTTGAAAGCCGAACGTGAACAAGAGCGTCAAAAGCAAATCAAAACCGACGCTGAAAATTTCGTTGCGGATGAAATAAAAGCCGGGCGAATGCTTCCGGCGGAAAACAAAGAAGGCGAATTCGTTTCGCTTTACATTCAGGCGGCGGCTGATGATGCGGCAAGTCCGCTGGTTACGGGATCGCGTCTCGACAATCTGAAAACGATTCAATCGAAACGCAAAACCCACGGTTTGACCGAAGAATCTTTAGACCCGAAAACAGGGTTAAAGATTTTGCCGTCGGAAGATAATCCGACCGCGGAACTGGAGCGCGCCGCTGAAACCCAAGCGGCTGATTACGTCGGCACGATTACGCCGAAACTTAGAGTCGTCAAGCAATAGGGCGAACGGTTAAATTTTCAAAAAGGAGAATAAAAATTTATGTCTACATACGGCAGACAGGTATTGAACAAAACCGGGCGCGATGTGATGGTCTTAGCCGACCTGCAGGACGCTCAATTTAAGATCGGCGGCATCACGCTCGCCTGGGAATTATTCGCGGCGGCGGGAGCGGATCTGGCTCTGACCGACCAAACGCCGATAAAAACGGGTGAGAAATACGCCCGATTCGGTCAGATTTTCTGTAAAGTCACGCAGCAGGAGGTTCAAACGATTGATCTTTCCGGCGATGCCGATCCGACCGGCGGAACGTGGGATTTGACGATTTTAGGCGAAACGATTGAAGGCATCGCCTGGAACGTTTCGGCTGCCGCACTGCAAACGCTCATTCGAGCTTTGAGCGCGCCCAGCGCGGCGGGTGTAACGGTTTCAAAAGCCGGTTTCGTTTACACGATCACATTTCCCGCAGATACCGGAAATGCCGCAGTTGTTACCGTCGACAGCGCAGCCTTGACGAGCGGCGGAACGGTGGCTGTAACGATTGCGACGACGACGCAAGGCTCGGCTTACGGCGGAAAATACGGACCTTACGACCCGGCGGCAACCGACGGAAGACAAACCCTTTCGCGCGGTAATTGCTGGATTAACAACCGGACGGTCAAGGAAAACGGCATAATCGCCGATTTGCAGACGGGCGGAGCGTCGGATCATCCGCAGGTGTTCGACGGCGGAACCGCTTGGAAACCGCGAATTTTAATGACAACCGGCGCTCATTCACTCGCCGACGGTCCGACCGTCACCGAGTTTGAAGCGGCGTTTCCGCGCGTTGCATACGCGCAGTAGTAGTAACACACAGGGCTGGATTTCTATAAAGGAGAATTAAAAACAAAATGAAAGAACTTTTATCGGCAGTGCGTGTTACCAAACTAATGCGTTCGCTGCAAGATTTGCGGGGAATTCCGCAAAAACTGAAATTCCTTTCCCGCACGCCGGTCGTTCCGGCGTCGGAAGGCGAAATTATGGCGCAGTTTCAAGGTCAGATTTTAATAGCCGACCTTATTGCCGACGGACAGCGCGCGGGCGTTTACTCCGCCGGAAAGCTGTCGTTGATCGGAAACAAAGTGCCGAACCTGAAAATCGGCGCGGCGCTCAATCAAGACCAGCTGAATCAATTAACGGCAAAACTCGCGGGCATCGAAGTCATGGATGATTTATTTCCGACTACCGAATCGCGTATCGTTGACAATCTGCGAATGGGCGTCAATTACCGGATGGAGATGTTGTTGACGGCGGCGCGCATCGGTGATTTATCGTATGACCGACTTGGAATCAAGCTCGACGGCGTCGGTTTCGGAATGCCGGCAGATTTGAAAATCGAAATCGCGAACGAATGGACGGATCCGGTAAACGCTACACCAGTTTCGGACGTTCTTCTTGCAAAGCGTATCGGAATTATCAAATACGGCATCGAGTTTGACCGTATGGTATTCACGCTTTCGGCATTTAACGCGATGATTGCGACGACCGAGTTTCAGAACAAATCGCGAACTTATCTCGCGCCGAATGTTTCATTTACAAATCTGAACGCGGCGGACACCGAGTTTCAACGCAATCTGGCGAGAAATGTTCTGGGCTTAAAGGAAGTCGAGCTAAACGACGCGCGTTTCTGGCAGGAAGAACCGAACGGCGCTTTGAGGAGCGAGGCTTTCCAGCCGAACAATAAAGTCATTCTTGAATCTACGCTAAACGACAACGACGCATCGGCGATTGATTTCGCCAACGGGATTGTCACCGAAGCGCTCGTTTCAAATATGCCCGGCTCGAAGATTCAAGGTCAACTGCCGCTCAATGTGCGCGGTCCGGTCGGCTATCAAACAGCGGAAGACAATCCGCCGTCCGCCACATACTGGGGCGTCGGTCGCGGATTCCCGCGCCGTCATCTTCGTCAATTAACGGCGTGCTTGACAGTGGCGCCCGATCGCGGAACGGGTTCAATCGAAGAAACGATTGATTTCGACGAAATACCTTTCGAGTAAAGGAAAACCAAGAACCGAGAATTAAGAAGTGTTTTTTAGTTTTCAGTTCTTGGTTCTGAGTTATCAGTTACCGGTAAATACAGGAGATACGAAAATGTTAAGCAGAGAACAAATGATAGAGCGGATTAAAGGCGGCAAATCCGTTCTCTATAAAAACAGGATTATCACAAGCGTTGATAAATTGCCGACCGCCGCGCAAATGGCTTCGACGGATGCGGAAAAAGAAGCCGCCGCCGATGATTTGAAAACGCAAATGCAAAAAATGCAGGCGCAGCTCGACGAACTCGAAGCGGGAAAAAAGGATTCGTCAGTCGACAAAAATTCGGAAAATTCCGGCGCGGGCGACGATGATCAAACCGATACTTTTAAGTCTTTGATGAAACTTAATCACGAAGATTTAGTTACCAAAGCTAAAGCGGTAGCTAAAGATAAAGGTATCGAGTTCGATCCGAAAGCGCCAAAAGCCACTCTTTCACGTTTCATTTTAGGAGAAGAGGAGCCAGCTGAATAATGGCTTTAACAGAAATTCAGATAGAGCGCGTGCGGGAAATCATAGGTTTTACATCTTATGACGCAACCGCTGCGCTCTGTTTGAATCTCAACGCCGTACAGGAGTCGGAGACTATTGCCGATATTACAAAATGGGAAGCCGTGCGTGACCGACACACGCGCATTAAAGGCGGACGTTCCGGCGTCGAGATTGATAAATCCGATAACCGTTTAGCTATCATTAATCGAGTGCGGCGGCGGCTGGGATTGTCGGCGGTTGACGATGAAAAACTGCTCGAATCGAGCGCGCCCGGCGCCGTTTGTTACTCGCATCCGGCGGACATAGATAGGGATTGTTGCAACCTAAACCGGACATACGAGGTCTGTAATTGAGCGAACTTGTCGACATTATAGGTGCCAAGATTGAAGAGTTCGACGCATTGCGCGAAGTATTTTTTGACGAAACCGCCAAATGTTATTTGATTAAACGCGCCGGTCAAACCGAAAAGTTTGCGGTCGTCAAAGAGTTAACGGCGGGTTGGTATATCGAATGGAGCGAGTATCGCGGGATGATGAGATTATCTTACGCGACGCTGGAAAGCGTTTTTGTCAATGAAATCGCGCAAACATCATTTGTCGCTTTCGGCATCCCGGATGAAGCAACCAAGCTAGATGTTTACGCGATTGACCCGGAACGTCGTGATGTGGTCAGTCCGAGCGGTGACGAACCGTTCTGGAAAGTTTATTTAACGCGGGACGCAAAAGAGAGGTTTCCCATTCCGGTATGACTTTCAAATCATCGTTAAAACTCGATTCGCCGATTTTCTCGACTGAAAAACGCAAGGCAGCGGGCGGGCGGGCGGTGATGAAAACAGCTCGAGCGTTCAAAGATTCAACCAGACGAAAAATGGTTGAAAGCAATCCGAGCGGCAGGATTTATCGAAAGACAAGCGGCGTTGGCTTCACGCGCAGCCATCAAGCGAGTAGAAGAGGCGAGCGTCCGGCTGTCGAGAGCGGAAATTTGGCGAGGTCGGGAAAAGTAAAAAGAATTTCACCGGTCGAAACGGAAGTTAGCATCGGTGAGAATTTGCCTTATACGGAAAAGTTGGTCAAAAGCGGTCGCGTTATCGTTTCAAATCAAGACTTGAAAGAAGCTCAGCGTGAACTCGATCAAAATGCTTTGTCTGAATTGCGCGGATTGATTAAATGACTTTAAATGGCGACCAAAATCTAATCATTTTAGAATATCTTGTTGCTGTCGCGGCGGATATTTCCGAATGCGGTTATATCGTTCCCGCACCGATTCGGTTTGAAAGCATGGACAATTTTTGGGCAAACCTAAATCCCAAAACAACACAAAAGGATGTTGAGACGAGCGAAATTGCTTTTACGACGTTGACGATGTTGAGAATGCCGCGGAAACCGCCCGCAGACGGCGACGCGTGGGAGTATTATTACAATTTCCACGTTTTTCGCCGTTACACCTTGGAAAGAGCCGATGAAACCGAAACGCCCGATGATTTCTTAAAACGAACGCTAAAAAGCTATACGCTTTTTTTGAAAGCCGTTCTTGACCTAAACGCGGCATTTTACCAAGAACAGGTAATTGAAGGTTTGGGCAGCGAAGTTGTCGAAGTTTACGCGCAACTTGCCGATGCGAATGATTTTTTCGAGGAAAACGAGCCGGGCAGATATTTGGAAACGGTCAATGGATTCGGCGCGGATGTGCCGATTACGGTAACTGTAAAATTTAAGGATTGTTGATTTTTATGAGCAAAAAACTAAAAACGAATTTACAAACAGACGTGCCAAATATCCGATATGTGGGGAAACGGCAATTATTAAATAAAAAAACGTTGAAAATGGAGACGGTCGCTAAAGAAGTTCCGGCTTTCATTATTGACGGAGCGGATAAAATCAAACTTCCCAAAGGAATCGAAAAGGGTATTTATATGAACCCTGACACGGTTGCCCGCCTGTTTGCCTTGCGTCCCGACGATTTCAAAACACCGATTTTAAAAGCTAGGACCCGAACAGCAAAACCGCCGGTCAAATCAAAATCTGAGTCCAAAGTTGAGGTGACAAAATAATTATGGCTTCAAACGCACAGCGTTTAATTAATCAATTCGTCGCGTTTTCCGGCGGCGGAAAAATACAATCCGCGCACGATACGGCAATGGACAACGCCGACCTCGACACGCGCGACAAGTGCGAAATCACGGTCGAAGATGTCGTCGGGCGGCGCGTTATTTTGGACTGTGAAGGACGTTACCCGGACGATGAAACGACCGACACGCGACTCAAACGCTTTACATTTGTTTATGCGGGACTGACGCCGCAAATCTTGGCTCGTTGGGCTGGTTATTTCTTCGGCAGCGCGACGGCTCCGACCGGAACACCTGCCAATGAAGTACAAACTTTAGCGAGAACCGGAACCGTTTCAGGCGGCACGTTTACCATCACTCTTAGTCTTGAAGGACGCTCCGGCGTGACGGCTCCGATAGCGTGGAACGCGACGGCGGCGGCGATTCAAGCGGCACTCGTCAAAGTCGGGTCCTCGATCGGTAATTTATTAAAAGCCGGAGATGTCGGCGTTACGGGCGACTGGACGGGCGGTATCGTCTTAACTTTCACCGGAAGATTCGCCAAAGCCGATTTGCCGCTGGTGACTATCGGCGCGGGCAGCTTGACCGGCGCGGGCGCCGGAATATCGGTCACGCAAACGACTGCCGGCGCGCAAAAATTTCACGAATTCACGAACTCGACATCTGACGCGAAAGTCGAATTTTCCTTCGCGCTCGGTTTCAAAACCGGAAACTTGGCGACTGAGAAATATTTCAATGCGGTGTGCGAAAGGTTTGACCCGACTTTGAATCGCGGCGGAGACGTATCACTAACGGTTTCCATACTGTGTAATTACGAAGCCGAGCAGGTGACGGGTTTTACCGTTCCGGCGTGTATTAATTACACTCCGCTCAAAACTTCGGAATGCAGACTTTCAATCGGCAGCGAGTGGAAAACGCTGGATATTTTCCAGCAGTCAATGACGAACAACGATTCGGTGCCGGTTGACGCCGACACGTTCGGTTTCGATTCGATTGACCCGGAAGCGCTTGAAAGAGGCGATCAACCGGCTTACGCGATTTCGGCGCAGATTTTCGGCGCGGTCAACGATACGGCGGACGCTTTGGCGGTGGCGGTTCGTTTGGAGTCTAAAATCAATTACACGACTCATTTTGGAATGCCGGGTAACCGTTTTACTTTACTCGCGCCGAACACAAAAGTTCGTCCGCAGTCGAATTCGCGGCAGTTTGCCGGAGCGCGTAATCGGTCGGTGATTGCGCTTGACGGTTTGCCTTTACGTGACGGCTCGAATCCACCCGTGCAGGCTGAAGCTTTTCTTGACCAGACGACGGCATTTTTATTGACCTAAATCACATAACCATTACATAACCGAAGCCTTTGTTTATTGGGTTTTGGTTATGTTGGACAAGCATAAAAACGCAAAAAGCAACACACAATTCAAGTTTTTAACAATTTTACAATTTTATGAAATCAGCAGAATTAAAACCTTTTAAGGTCGGATACGGCGACGAAAAGATTGTTTTTCATCCGCGAATGGCAACTGTTGCCGAAGTTGATGATGTAAATCAACAGCTCAATGACATCGCCGACAGCGACGATCAAAAGTATCAAAAAGATTTTGATATTCGCATTACGGCGATCAGTGAATGGTCGGCTGAAGCTCCGCAAAAGCTCGTCAAGATAAAAGGCGAATTTCAGCGGCAGCCCTTGATTGAAGATGCGGAAAGCACGCTCGACGCTATGAAAAGATTCTTCGGCGATAGAACGCCGGAAAATGAGCGCGTGATCAGAGCGGCGTATAACGCTTACAATTTGCAGTTCAACCCGGAGATCGATTTTTTGTAAAATTCCGCGCCGTCGCCCGCTGTTATTTCGACTACGCGGAAAAGAAAAAAGACCTTGACGCGGCTTTTTCCAACTGCCCGACTGAATGCCCGAACGGAACGAAGTATTTTGATTTGAAACGCTGGAAATTTTGCGCGGATTGCCCGCAGAAACAAGAGCGCGACATATTCAAAACCGACACGGAACAACTGGTCTTTGATTTTCTCGGTAAGACGGATTTTCAGTTTGAGCGGTTTGAGCGAGTTCTTTATCAAACGATCAATTTGTCCGAACTTTCGCCCGAACGGATGACGATAAAAACCGCTGCGATGGTCGGTGTTTATAAAGCTGAAGAAAGGCGCTGGGAAAAGATACGCGACGCGGAAAGGAAAGCAAACACGCCGAAATGAGCGACAAAAAGAAAATTGAATGAAAAGATGTCGGATGCGCGCTGAAAGGTTACTGGATTGAAACGAGCGGCGGTAAAAAACAGTTATGTTTCAAAGTCGTGCATCACCGGGAAAAGCATACAATCCGACTGGATTTGGAAACAATTAAGAAAGAGTTCGCGGAAAAGCCACTCTAATCTCCAAATTTGTGTGCTTTTGGCGAACTCGTCTAATCTCTCAAAAGATTCTCGTTTTTCGAGAGTCTTTTTTATTTTTCAACCTCTTAATATCTCCTTTATAAAATTATTTTTAAGAAAAAGCGTAAGATTTCGATGTGTTTTGGCATTACTAATAAAAGCGGTTTGTATTTTATCCGCTCGACAGGTGAAAGGTGAAGATTAGTGAATTATAAATAATTCCGTATAATACACAAATTTAATTCAGTTTAATACAAAGTTGGGCGTCTTTTGGAATGGGACAAGAAATTTGTGACTCAAGAAGGCAAGAAGTTTATGACACGAGAAGATAGAAAACGATTAATTCTTTTTCTTACTTTTGCTTTAGGAGTTGTTCTAATTTTAGTAGGAAATATTTGGGTGGTTCCAGAAACTGCACCAGGATTTTATAAGATTTTGCCTAAAATTGTACACGATTTAGGTATAGCCTTGCTCATTGCGCCTATTGTCTCACGGTTGTTTGATATGACATTACAGCATTTGGAGTTTGTCGAACCTGTAAAAGGGATCCAAGGAAATACAGAACAACTTCTCACTCAAGCAGAAACAAGAGCTCAGGAATTAACAAAATTGGTAAATAAGCAGTTAGAAAACACAATTCAAAAGGTTGGGGACTTAAATTCTATTCTAAAATCATCCTCTGAATTAAAAATAACTGCTCTTTACCAAAGGAACACAGATCCAGAGATGAAAAATTGGCGAGAAAGAGTGACGGAATTGGTTAGTGATGCCGAAAAATATGTTTACATTGCTGGAAGAACATTAAATGAATTATTTCCAACGGATGTTGACGAACAACCAATGATTACTCTCATTGAAAGCAAATTGCAACAAAAACCAATCGAGTTTAGCTTTGTGTTTGCTAATCCATACGACCAAGATTCACATTTTAGGACTGAGTGTAAACAACGGCGCCCGCAAGACCCAAGTGGAATATGGCAACAAGCTATTCATTCTATTGAACAAGTTTTGAACCTTAAGTACGACGAGCGTATATTTCCTAATCAAAAAAAACTAAATGTTAAAATCCATAAAGACTTATTTCCTTTTGTTATTGTAATAACAGACAAATCTTTAATAGTTCAGCATTATTTACCTTTTATCAACGGAAGGTATGGCATAACTATCGAAGTTTTATTAGAAAAAACTGACACTGACCCCAATAATTTGCACAATCTATATAAAAAATCTTTTGAAGCAATTTCTGCTCAAGCAGAGGAGGCAAAGCTAGTTTTTGAAAGGTATATATTACGAAAGCCCAAAGTAATTGAGAAGATTCAAGATTTGCTGAAAAATATGGGTATACAGCTAGATTAATAAAACTTACTTTAATTGTTTCAGAGATATTGCTCAACCAACACCCAACAATTCAATGGACGCGGACGGCGAGGGCAGCGACTTCGCACTCGTCTTTCCCGCCAAATCGCGTACATCATTTTCAACTTACATTTGAGGCTTAAACGAGCTTTTTTTATTGCCTGAAATTATTTTCAAAAAATGCGTAAGATTCCGAGGTAAAAAGTCATTATATACAGACCGCCGACGAACGCAAAGGTGAAGACGAAAAATAAAGCAGATGTCGGGATTTTCGGCTTTTGCACAAATAATAAGACTTTATTTTCAGGCTAAATCACCTTTGATAAAAAACAAAATTTGTTGGAACGGCAACTATATGGAAATAAGGCAGAGACTTGATATAAAAGTATTATCAAGTGTCGAAACGGCAGATTCCATTGATAATACTGAGAGTTTTGGAATGTTATCAATGGCATTGGTGTTAATACACAGTTCGATGGCTTCGCTATTTTCTTAACTTATATCTTTACGAGAGGAAAATCATATGAATGAAAACAAAGAAAATTCGCCTTCAGCAACTCCTACCAAGGGAGAATCGAATTGGATGTTTAGGAAGTTTGGTCCGACGATGTTCCTAGCAATGACGATTTTATCGAGTCTTTTCGGTAGTGGCATCGGGTCGGTTATAGAAGATGAGTTTTATGTGCCGACACGAACACGCACAGTTGTAACTAGATCTTTGGAGCAAGAACAGGAAACTAGAAATGCAGAAGATAGCTTCAGAAGCGTCTTGAGAAGGGCAAAAGATGGTCATATATCAATTTCATCAGCAGTATTAGAAATTGTAAGAATTTTCATTCAATATAATATACCACCTAGTCCAGAATTGATTGAGAAAATCACCGAGATTGTCAGGGAAATAGTAAAAGCGGGGACTGAGCTTGCAGTTGAGGAAGGAATAAAGAAACTTTTAGAATTGCTGATGCGGCAACTTATCTCTAAACCAAGCCCAACACCGACGGCAATACCATCACCAACACCTTCTGGCAGTGTAAGATAGTCCGTTATTTACGCGCCGCCGAACAATTCAATGGTCGTGAGGACGAAGCAGCGACTTGAAAAGATTCCACAAATTTGCCAGTCCTTTTCCATTCGCGCCCGTTAAAATCTATTGATTTCCCCTCACCCGAACTGTTATTATTGATTTGGCTACTCGAAACCTACCTAAAGGAAAATCAAAATCAAATTAATGAATCCTCATCACCGGGTCAATAGCGGATTAAAAGAATTTGCGCCGAAAAAGATTCAAGGCAAGCGTTATTTGCCGATTCCATCGCGAAAGCCGAACATTCAAAAACCTTCATCCTTGAGATTTTTCACATATTTTTTGATTGTATTTTTCGTTGTGACAGGCATAGTTCTGATTGTTAATTTTAACCTGCAATCAAAACAAAGAATTGCGGAAAATCAAGCGGAAATTGATGAATATACGGAACTACTCAAGCCTTTACCGCAGAAGCCTTCGCCGACTCCGACGCCCGAACTTAAACCGATGGTTATCACGCGCAAACCAAAAGACGTTTATGTAGCGCCGAACTATTCATCGCCTAATTGGTCAACTCCGTCGCCAACTCCCGATTATTCATCAAACGATGATTATTATAGTTCATCTTCCGGCTATTCGAGCGGCTCAAAATCGGTTTCGGTAAAAGGTTATTACCGAAAAAACGGGACTTATGTTAGTCCTCATATGCGGAATAGAGCGAGAAGAAGATAATTTTCAAATAAGGAAATCAAACCGAAATGCTCAGAAAAGTAATACATAAATTGAAGTAAATAAGTTTTTAATGTAAATTGAATAACAATTTGAGTTGTTCTGCTTTTTCAGAACGTCCGCAAGAGTTAAACGCCTTGCAATTTCTTCCGAGGGAGGATTTTGCAAGGCGTTTCGCATTTTTTAATCATTAAATCTATGGCTAACGAGCTTTTGACGAGATTTATATTTGACGATAAAGACGACGCGAAAATAGATGCGCTCAATACAAAACTCGTCAATCTCGACACTAAACTTAATTCGTTAGGTCAAAATCCGACTTTCGGGCAAGGGCTTGCCGCCGATCTGACGAAAGGCACGGACGCTGTAAGTAAGCTCGCTGGCGGCGTTGATTCACTAAAAACAAAAGTCGAAAATTTTGGATTGCCGCCGACGATTTCACGTTATTTAGAAAACGAGGAAAGATTGGTCAAAAGCGCGTCTGAAAGAATAGCGGCGAGCATTGACACGGCAAAAGCCTCAATTAACCAATCCACTAGACCGGAATTGTTTCCGAATAAATCGAACCCGCTGCAATCTAAAGAATTCGGAAAACCCGACAACGCGCTTTTTGAAAGCGTTAAAAAATCACGGCTTGAAATTCAAAAATTAAATTCCGAAAGGATTGACGCGGGTAAATTCGACGGGCTGACAAAAGCGGGTATTCGTCTTCATGACCAATTAGGAAAAACTCAAGCCGATATTCTGAGGATCAACAACGCGCTCAAACAAACAAACAATAAAACTTTAATTGACGAATTAAATAACGACCTGGTTCAAGCGCAAAATAATTTCGATAAACTTTCTTCGAGGCAACAGCAATACGAGAAACGACAAAGCGGCGGCAAAGTCGGAGCGCGTTCCGGCGGTGGTCGGCGCGGGGGCATCACCGACCTTCAAGCGACGGTTTTAGAGTTGACCGACGATTTTGCGCCCGAAGGGTTTAATCGTCCTTTTAACGCCGCAGCCAAGGGAATGCTTGCCGTAAACGCTGTTTCGATGACGACGCTCGCCACGTTCGGCGCGATTGCCGCCGTCGGTTACGGGATTGTCAAAATAACTGAAAATATTCGTGAAGAAGCCGAAAGACGCCTTAAAGTCGAAAACGCGATTTCGGCTGCTGTTAATAATCAAATTTTATCAACGAAACAAGCGTTAAAGGATTTTGAAGAGTTGCGAAAACAAGCGGATTTTGACCGTCGTTTTTCTGCTTCGGTGCAAACGAACACGCAGGAAGAATTAAAAAATAAACGCGCCGGCTTGGAACAGCTTTTAAAGCTGACGCCCGCCAATCTTCCGACGGTCGAAGACGGCAAACTCGTCTCAAAACCGAACGAAAACTTTGAACGTCTCAAAAATCAAATTATCGCTGTTAACGCCCAGCTTGACGCCCTTCAGCAAAAAAGCGTAAAAACGTCAAACGATTCGTTTAATCAGCGTTGGGATAGTTGGAAAAAGTCGCAGGAAGATGCGATAAAAGCGCAGGAAAAATTCAACAAATCCGTTGAAGACGGAAAGAAAAAAGTCGAGGAACTGGGTAAAACTTACAATTCCGCCTTCGACAATCTTTTCAGCAAAACGAATTCTGATAATCCTTTCGTCCGCGTCTTCAGCGAAGGCGAGAAAGCTTTGAAATCACTTCGCGAAAACTTAAAAGGATTGGACGCCGATTTACAATCAAAAGCGATTGCGATGCAGCAGAAACTAAAATCTAACGCGCTATTCGAGACGCGGATTGATAATAATTTATCAATTTTCGATTTGAGAGAACGCGCTCGCAATTTTCGCAATCCGCAGGAATCTCCCGAAACAATACGAAAAAGGATTGACGACGTGGCGCGACGCTCGGCGGAAACCGGCGGATTTTTCCCCAACTTCGGCGGCTCTTTCGGCTCATTCTTAGCTAATCAGGCAGGCGGATTCGATAAATTAACCGACAATCAGAAGCGCGATATTTACGAAACTCGAATGTTTGGCAATCTTGGTTTTATCGGTAATTCGCCTGATTCCAGCTTTAATAATCTTAATCAAAATTCATTGCAAACCGCTTTAGCAAATGACCGTTTGCGCGAGAGCGATAATGATTTGACGCTCAACGACAGATTGAAAAAACAGATTGACATTATCAATTCGGGTATTTCAAACGTCGAAGAAAGAGCGATTGCCGACCGAAAGCTGCTTTCATTAACATCCGGGCTTAATCCGAATGAAATCAATTCCGATTTAAGAAACAAAATTGCCGCAGCAGCCGAATCGGAAGCCGAACGGCGTGCAAATTTTGAGCGAGATTCTCTGCAAATAGAAAAGGAAAAATTAGCCGTGCAGAAAGAAATTGACGCTAACGGCAAGCGTCTGCTCGCAATCGCCGAAAAAGAAGGATTGCAAGGCTTGAATAAAGCTATTGAAGTAATTATCACCAATAAATCCGGCGGCGCGGCGGACGTTAAAAAAGAAGAAGACACCGGAAAATCAGCAGGTCAGGAGGACGTTCGTAATTACTATGACCTGGGCTTTGTCGGCGGCGCAAAAGGCGGATCGAACAGGTAATTATTTATGAGCAGATTTTATTTAATTCAAATCGGCGACATAGTGCTTTCTTCAAACGGGACGGACGCAGAGAATCCCTGCAAGCTCGACGTTGCAGGCGTCGAAGACCTTTTAACGACCGTCGCCGGCAACGTAATAATGTCTGCTTCGGGCGTTCCGGTTTTTCAGACAATTCCCTGGACTGTCGGAAAACAGTTTGACATTTTAATTCAAACGCATCTTTACGCCGATCAATGGAACGACCTCAAAGAGTTGTTGATTGATTCCCTCGAAAACGATACGTCTTTCGTCGTGACGGGCGAAGGCGATGTCGGAGATTTTACCGTTACGGCGAAGGCTTTTCCGCAGAAACCGTTTTCAGCTTCCGGGTTTGAAAACGAACGAATCAAAAAGCCGATTTTCAGATTAATTACAGTTTAGTGAGGATTTATATTTATGGCACTTGAAGCATCAACCTACGAAAAAAACGCCGTCGCCAACGCCGTCTTCGGCGGTACGACTTACCCGGACGCGGTAACTTTTACGCTGAAATTGTTTTCAAACACCGTTTCTTTGGCGGGCGTAGGAACGGAAATCACCGCCGACGGCTACGAGCCGCTCGACATCACTAACAATCTGACGAACTTTCCGACCACTTCCGACGGCACGAAAGAAAACGCCGTCCAATTCGATATGGAAACTTTAACCGAAGATTCCGAAGAAATCGTATCAGCCGGATTATTTGACGAATCGGGCAATCTTCGCTACCGAGAAGTTTTCGCCACTCCGTTCGTGATTGAAGCCGGACAGTATTATTCGCTTGGCATTGGCGACCTTTCATTCGAGGTAAGTTAATAAAAATATGCGTTTACCAATGACGAAAATTTATGACGGCGCAGATGTCTCGGGCGCGACGGCGAATCTGGCTTACCTTCCGATTACGACCGACGGAGTTTTGCGCTCGGTGATTGTCAAAACGGACACGCCGGTTGCCGGGGCGCCAGCGGTTTTCAAAGGCACGAAAAACGGCGTAAATCTGGCGTCCTTGAATGTCACGATACCGATTGGAGACAAGCTGGCGAAAGAAGAAGGCTTAAACGTGACGCTCAATGAAGATGACGAGATAATTTTCGAGCTTTTTAGCGGTGCGGCTTCGAGTCCGATTTCTTTCACGCTGGTTTTCGACGACGGCAATCCGTATGTCGGACAATTCAGAACGGCGGAATATGTGACGGAATCTATCGCGGCGACGGTGATGGAAAACGGCGAGATTGAAATGTCGCCGTCGTATGAAATTCACCAAATCCAAACCAACTACCCGGCTCGCGTTCGTTTTTACACGAAATCCGTCTATCGAACGGCGGACGCGGCAAGGGCGGTCGGAGATTTGCCGACAGGCGAACACGGCGTTGTCGCTGATTTTGTAACCGACGACAGCAACTTGATTTTGGATTGCTCGCCAATTCCCTCAGGAACAAATCGGGAAGCGTTTCGGACGGGCGACATTTCGATTGCCGTGCAGAATCGAGACACGGTGGTAAGGGTAATAATTGTTACGGTCAAATATTTAGTAAAAGAGGTTGAGTAAAAATGTCAGCATACACAGCAAATTTAGAAAGTTACCTTGACACGGATGCCCGTTTCAGAGCATTGTGCGCTTTTATTTCCGACAACTTGACGGCGGGCGGAATTGTGAAAACTGCCGATACCGGGCAAATTAATCTTGTTACGGTTAACAAGCCGACAGCATCGAATACGTCTGCCGGGTATGAAATCCGCCGCTTTGACGACGCTCTGCAAGCGACGAAGCCTGTATTTTTCAAGCTCGAATTCGGAACGGCGATAATGTCGGCGAATCATACGCATCTTGGATTATGGCTAACGATTGGCACAGGTTCGGACGGCGCAGGGAATATAACCGGGACATTGTTTGCGCGGACGCAAATTCATTCCGGCTCGACGCTTGGCACAAATTCCGCAGATTCGACAAATTTGAGAACGCATTACCTTTCGGCGGCGACAAACAGATTTTCGTTTTTCCTTCACAACAGCGCGACGAATACGATGCGGTATGCGCTTGGTCTGGAACGCTCAAAAGACGCGGCAAATGCCGACACGAACGCCGGGTTGATTCTAATTTTCGGATGTATGTATTTCACCGCTTTGGCGCAGAATAACGGCGCGTTTTTGAAATCACAGTATTTACCGTTTTCCGGAACAGTTCCTTCCGCAGAAGAATCAGCGATTTCAGCGCCTAATGTTCAGACGACGGCGATTGTCGGCGCGGACACGACGATTTTCCCGATTGAAGTTTGGGATATTGGACGACAACGCTATCCGGGAAGAAATTTCGCGGCTTGTTACCACACGGATTTCATCAACCAAAGCACCTATACGATAAACGTCGGCGGCGTCAATCAAACGATGATTCGGCTTGTAAACGAAATGGCGGCATCAGACCGAGCTTTAGTAGCGACAAATTTCGCGCTGGTAATGAGGTATGAATAATGGCGAATTCAGATGCGAACGTAAGAGTAATGGTGGATATTCACATTGTCGGCTCTGGCGTTGATTGGGTTCACGCCCGAACGTTTTTTATGCCGATTTCAGGCGGCGGAATCAACTCGCAAGTGATTGAGCCGCCGACGACGGGACAGCTTTTCCCGTTTCTGTTTTTGCTTTGTTTGATATTTCTGCTTGAAAAAATCGTCGTTTAATTTAGAAAATGATAATCAATTCGTCCAGCAATCTCTACGGGCAGGAAGGCGCGGGCGGTAATGTGTCCGCGCCGATTGCTTTATCGCTCGCGCTTTCCGGCGAAATGGCGGGCAACGTCCGCGCAAGGGTTGTCCGCCGCAGCATCGCGCTTGAAGCCGGGTTAGCGGGCGAGCTTGTCGGGCAGGTTCGGCAACACGTTATTCGCCGCGCCATTAGTCTCGGATTGAATTTATCAGGTGGTTTGACCGGCGGCACGCAAAGGCTGACTTCAATCAATTTAAGTCTCGCGCTTTCGGGCGAGCTTTCCGGTCGCGTCGCCCTAGCGCTCGTTATCCCTGAACCGATTCTGAATGAAACGGCGGAGAACGCTTTTTCGTCCCTCTCTTACGCCGCTCGGCTTTTGGGCGATAACATCGAAATTCCGATTACATCAGCCTTAATCGAAGCGTCGAAAGGCGAAATCGGCAAAAAGGTTTCGTGCCAGATCGCCAAAAAACAACTCTCCTTAATTACTTTGGATAAAACCTATACTTTTCAAATCGGCATCCGCAGCTCACCGCTTTCCGCGCCGGAATGGCAAACGATTCTCGAAGATGCGCCGCTCGATTCGCGCTCTTTGAGTCGCGCGTGGGCAAACCGGTCGCCGTCGGATTCTTTGAGCTTCGGCGCGATTTCGCCGTTTGCGGACAAATTAAATCGCTATCCGCTCGTCAATACGATTCTTTACGATCCGAACAAAACCGAAGTGTCGGCGGATGAAATCGAGCCTCTTTTAGACAATAACGGCGACGCGATACAGACGCAGGCGATTGCCGTCAGCGGACTGAATCTTTATCACATTCTTGAACGGGTTCGCGCGGCGTGTGGTTTCTCGGCTTTGGAAACAAATATTCCGAATTACGAAATCGCGCGCGCCGATTTTTTAATTACGCAAAACTATCGCGCGTCGGTCGCGCCTTTTATCGGCGTTTTCAATCCATTGTATTTTACAGTTTCAAACGTGCTTTGGATTTTAGACAAAACCGCTGCCATTCCCGACGAGTTCGAGCCTCGCGCCATCGTCGCCGACAATGTGGAGAATCTGACCGTTTCCATTCCGTCGGGCGCTCGTTTAGATGGCTTCGAGGTCACCTACATTGATTCAAATTCGGCGGCGAATTTCTATGTCACAAGAGTAGAACAAACGACTGAAGAATCCGGCACGTTCGGCGACGAGCAATTTACCAGGACGGAAATCGTCCGCAATTTTCGGGACTGGAAAAACACGGAAAACGCGGATGTTGTGCTGCGAAGCGAGCTAATCTCGGAAACTCATTCGACCTACGACAATCAATTAACCTTAATCGGTCGCACGCAGGAGACGCACGTTTACGACGCCCAGGGGAAACAGAAAAGCTCGCAGCGCACGGTCGAAGCGCAAGTGCCGAATCTGGTTGATGAAGGTACGGCGGCGCTTTTAACAGTCCGCACGGAAACTCAAACGATTAGCTATAAACCGGACCCGCGCAATACGCTCCGCTTCGTTCAAAATAAAATCGTCACTCAAATTCGCGGGCTGATTGCGATTGATTCGGAAAACAAATATTTCGACGAGGATTTCAAGCAGGATTTTGTCGAAGCGAATAAAGCCGGAAATTTGACCGCCGAAATGACGAGCGAGTTCGGACCAATTAAAACCGTCACGGAAACTTTAACCTCTCTCGGAAACGGACAGTATCAAGTCCGCGTGACGACTGTTGATCACGTGCGCAACACGACAACGAATTCGCTTTCGGAGCCGCGCACCGGCGATGCGACTTTGAGCGCCGTCGGCGGGCGCTCGCGGAAAATGATTGTCTGGCGCGAAGGAGTTACTCAGGAAAACCGCGAAGGCTATCCGATTGAGCCGGTTTCGGCTGGCGAAGTTCCGACAGCGTTTTTTATTTCGCTTTTTCAGAGACTGCTCGAACGCCGCGCCGAAGGAAAACAGGAAGGAAGCGTGTCGGTCATCGGTTTCGACGAATCGCTCGAGCGCGGCGTGTTTTTTACGCTCGAAGACCGCGACGAATCTATTTTGGGAAGATTCATCACCGAAGGCTATCGCGTCCGGCTTGAGAATCTCGCCGATCCCTACAATCAAAAAGTCACAACCGAAATCGAGTGTTCCGAATTGTGAAAGTGGTAAGTGGTAAATGGATAAAAAATTCACAATCAAATCCGGCGGCAGAGTAATTATTGAAATAAACTTTTCGCGCGAGGTTCAAAGTTCAAAGTCCAAAGTTCAAAGTCCGAAGGGTTTGATCGGGGCGCGACGCGAAGAAGATTATTTGGCGCGGCGCACTCAAGACGGCTATATTAATTTTTACGATTTGGGTCAATATTTAGTTGACGATTATTGGGAAACGCAAGGCGCGTTTTTCCAACAAATTTTATCTCGCGGCGAATATGAAACTGTTGTCAATGATCCTAATGAAGCTGGAATGTTAGACGCGCTGGACGAACTCAATGCGGCTATTTTGGATGTTCCGTTAGAAAATTTTGAAACGAATTTTTTCAAAATCTTGAAAGGATTGACGGAATTTGAACGGACGATTAAAGTAAAATTTCCGCGTGAAGGCGACCCGGATTATGAAGATGATCTGCGGAACGTAGAGGAATGGACGGAAAAAGGTTTGAAATTAGATTCAGACCAAGCCGCAGATTTAATTATAAAACCGCAGGGCGCGTTATACGGAACTAATGATTTGACATTTGAAAATCATAAATTTACTTCTGTTCCTGATTATGAGGCTGATGAAGTGGAATTTCTTCCGACGCCAAAAATGGATATTTTTTTGATGCCTGTGATGATTGTGCCGTCGAGTTATACGGTTTACGCCAACGGATTAATGTTCGGAGTTACTTTCAACGGTGAAAGAATAGTTAATGACGCTTTGGGTTATAGCGGTGAAGTAATGCCGCGCGAATTGTTGAATGAATATTGGGAAATTGATTTTGACAACGATTCCGATTACGTCATTGATTATAAAGTTTCGATGCTCGCCAAACAGTTTTACCATCCGCAGGGCGCAAGGGCGAAAAGAGAATTGAGCGAAGGCGACCCGACAAATTATGTTTACAGCTTCGAGACGGTTGACCCGGCGACGTTACCGTTCCCGACAATTTATCAGCCGTCCGCGCCTGTCAATGACACGCACGTTTACAACATTGCATTTATTTCTGGCTTTGCTTTTATAACTTTTGAAGGCGGCGATAGAACCCGGTTAAAAGCAATTATAAAAAAAGGTGGAAATTGGTATTACGCCTGGAACACGGATTAGAAAATTATTCATCCTCTTCCAGTTTTTGAATTGACGATCTCAAATCGGCGGCAGATGGATTTAAATATATTTGCGTCGTGCTGATTTGGCTATGCCCGAGCAGTTTGGAAATATTGTCAATCGGCACGTTATTTTGAGAAAGTCGTGTGGCGAAAACGTGACGCAAATCGTGCAGGCGTAAATCTTCACGACCGATGCTTTTTCTGATTGTATTCCACGCTCTTTTGACATCTTTGTAACCGATAACAAAAGACGGATCGGCGTTTTTGTGTTCCGGCTGCAGCCGTTTCCATTCTTCGAGCGCTGCTTTCATCCGGCGCGTCATATAAACGGATCGAACGCGCAAAGCGTCGCCTTTATAGTTTTTAGCGAGCATCTCGCCTGTTTCAAAATTAACGTCCGACCACCGCGCCGAAAGCAGCTCGTCTTTTCTGAACCCGCCGTCAACAACGCAGATTATAACCGGCTTCATGTGCGCCGCCAGACCCGTCGAAAGCGTCAAGGCGCGTTTTTCCTCTTCACGGGTCCAGGTTTTATAACGCCGGTTTTCCTGTTTGGTATCAATCAGATTTTTCCCGTCAGCGAACGGGTTACGATCAAGCCACCGATTGCGAACCGCAAAATTGAAAATTTGTTTTAAGATGGTCAGCTCATAATTGACCGACCGAATCGAGCGCGGCGTCCGGCGGACGAGCTTTTCCGTTTTAATGCGTTTGCGGCTGCCGGCGGGACGTTTTTCCCGCGGAATGAA